CGACACATACTGTGGGAGACGTATCACATCACGTGCGATAATTCTCTCATTTTGTGCCCTTATGGCCTTTGGTATGGGATTCGGGTACATAGGGTAGTCCACCAACACAAAAAGCCCGCACACCCTTTATTGTTGCCGATAAGGGTATACGAGCTATTTTGCTTGTCGTGACTCGGTGAGTTAGTTCAAGAAGATTGCCAATCCTATACGTCACTCAGCCGTTTTCACGGTAGCCCCTGAGTGTTATAACGTCCTGACTATTAAATCAAAGGTCACAACGTCAGATATTATAACACACAATTATTTAATTGTAAAGAGGGTATCTGTCAAAACTATACCACCCTCGTAACGTTTCGGGAGAAGCTTACCCGAGAAGCTTGACCCGCTGTGGAAATTCTCATAGGTGACAGACTCTTTCACGTTGTCGGGCATACCTGCACACGTGACAACGGTATTGATACTCCCGTCCTCTTTCTGATAGCTTTCCATATACGTCTTAGCCCTGATGAACAGAGAGTCGCAGAATGTGCCCTCGTGCTTCCACGCACCTAACCTCGTCGGGTGTATATCAAGAATATCGGGTATCTCTGTACCCTCAAGGTGTAGACTGTCGGTGTCAGCATATATGAATCTATCATACACGCTCTGAGCTGACCTGATTGTCTTATCACGTGCATACGCTGTGATGAAGCACCCCATAACAGTATATACGGGGTCTTTATACTCTTCCTTATCAAGCGTATATCTGACAACACCCTCAGAGTCAATCAAGGGTATTTTCTTTCGTGTTTTCGGATTCGTCGCAAACTTACCGTACAAGCTGTTGAGCATAAGCTTAGCGAGCTGTCGCATTGCTCCCGTCGTGGTCTCTTTGATATGACCCCAATAGTCAATATATTCCTTGAATAAACCGTGCACACCTTTGAACTTCCACCCGTTTATATATTCAACGTCATATAGTTCGTAATGGTCTTTTAACAATTCATAGTCAACGTTGGTGAGGTACAGCTCTACGGGGTCGTCATTTTCTTTCCCGTTTTCTATTGAGACATTGGTTGTGAGGTATTCCGTCTGCACGTATCTGAATCCGCTTTTTATTTGTAAGGTCGGGATATGGTCTTTTTTAAGACGGAAGCGACAAGTCAGATGTACAATGTATAACGGATATCTTTCATCAGGTACATATTGACCCTCAAAGAATATCGGATAGCCCCACGGTAGCAGACAGTTATACATAACCGACGGGTAAAGGCTGTTAACGTCAAACGTGACACCACCTCTGACCCGTTTATCTTTGTACTTAGGATTTAGGTATGTAAAACCACCCTTATACGCTTTTCTCATATCTGAGTCGATATGTAACGGGAGAACGGGAAACCACCTTTCAAAGTTTGATTTACTGATAATTTCCTTGTACCCGTTGAGAGCGTCGCTGGCGTTTGTCATTTTGGTGAGACCCTTCGAGAGCTGTATCTTAAGGGCCTGAGCGACGATACGACAGTCATTGACTATGTACTGTCTCTCTTGCTCGGTCAGGACGTGACCCCTCGGTCTGTATGCCTGATAATCAATCTCGAGCTTTTCGTCCTCGAGCTCGAAGGCTTTTGAAATGACCGACACCTTAAAGGGTAGCTTCTTATAGGAGTCATAGAAAACAACCTTCTTATACTGTTTGTTTTTCTTCTCGAAGTACACGGTAATCGAATAGAAAAGACCCGTGTCCGTGATAAGTGTCTCGAAGGTTTTCGGTTTTTTGCTGTCGTTGTGCTTGTACTTGTTTTTGAGTAAATACGAGAGTATGAACTCCCCGTCAAATTTCAGGTTGTGGAAATACACGACGGTGTTTTTATCTTTCAGAAAATCAAAGAACGACTCTATATCATTACCGATAAAAGCGGTCTCTGATGTGTCAATATCTACAAGGCAAGAAGCCCACACACGAACATCCTCGGGTGTGGTTGTTGTCTCAAAGTCACCGACATATTTTTTCCTTGCCTTTGCCATAAGTCAACCTCTATTCGTCGTAGTATTCCTCTTTCAGATTCATTCCCATTGAAGCACGTATCTGATTGAGCTTGCCTGACTTATCCTCAGGAGAATAGAAAAAGCTGATTTCCATTTCTTCGTCAGACTGTATCATTTTTCTGTATTCCTCAGGTTTCATCATTCTGATTTTCATAATGACGTCCTTAGCTTCGTCCCCGAAAGCTTCTTGTAGTGCCTTCATATGATTACGTTTATAGGCTCGGGTCTTTTCCTCAATGTAATCAGGTGAATTGACTTGCTCAAGGTGTGAGACGTATTTTTCAAATTGCTCACGACTTGTAAATCTTTGCATAGACTTACTTTTTCGGGATATAATGAAATCAGACTCTTTTCCCATTTGTTGTAATGTTGAGACATTTTGACCCGTAGGCTTTCCCCCGACGATACGAGGGAGAGCCCCTTCTTCTTTTATCATTCGTGTACGCTTAGCGTTTGCACGGTTTACAAGGCTCTCAAGCTTCTTTCTCTCTGCCTGAGTGAACTCAACACCGTGCTGATTCAGGACGTTACCGTTGTCGAGCTTTTTGAGATTTTTCCTACCCTCAACACGTCCGCCCGTGTACTGTGTACCCTCGTATGTGTAGTGGGTACGCTTGCCACCCTTCCACACACCTCTTTTTCCTTGCACGTGGCTTTTCAAACTCTTCTTTGCCATACCTTATACCTCAAAATTGTTACGATAGAACGACCGATACACAGCACGTGTCAGAAGCTGGATAATCTCGTCAGGGACTATCTCGCTGAGCTGGTGCTTGTCTATCAGTTTGTTAAGCTTGTGGACTTCCTTCTCAACGTCTCGGGTGTACATCTCGAGCTTCTTCTGACTCTGAAACTTAAAAGAGTCACCGTACGGTGTGGTGTACTCGTACGGTGACAGACTCAGGTCGTAATATACCCCTCGACGTGATACCTTTTTATCAGTCACGTCTCGTCACTCCTTAGCCCTCGGGGTAGAACTCCACGTTTGTGTATGTTCTGTTGTTCTTGCTCTTTTTCTCAGTCATTAACATCGGGAGACCTTCTTCGATAATCTCGGAGCGGTAACCCTCAGCTTCAAGCTGTTCGAGCTGGTCGGTAAGAACTGTACCACCGAAGAAAAATTTCTTGCTGTGCTCCTTTGTGATAAATACGGCATAGTTGCGGTTGTCGTCGCCCTTGAGGAATCCATAGTCTGTGATTGTTACAATCTGACCGACGAGCTCCTTACCGTCGCCCTTGTCCCTTCCTTCCATAAAAGGAAGCTGTACAGAGAACTCCTTTGCTCTGTCCTTAAGTGATTTTCTTTCGTTTACTGTTGCTGTCATATTGGCAACCTCCTAAATAATATTTTGCGGTGGCTGTCGGGGATTGTGACCGTCTGCCTGTCCGCATTACCACCCGCCTGAGCGGGTGTCACTCTGCTTTTTCGATTTTCAACATTTTAGCGTATTTATACTTCTCTCTCACTATCTGATAATGAGTGTATGCGATATCCTCTATCGCAAAATCTTGCTCAATCCATTTATCACTAACTTTGTTACGATACATTACACGGTAGCAAAGGGTATGATATTTAACTTTCATTTGATTACACCTTCCTTTTCAAGCTCCTGAATCTGTCTCCATATCTGATTCGTGATATATCCGTAATACCCGAGAGCGTAGCTGATAACGTATCTGAGCTCGGGCTGTCCCGTTACAAGAGAGAACTCCCTGAGCTCTCTCTTGATTTCAGCGTCGGTGTATCTCATTATCTTGCACCCCTTACTACTGTGATAATTTCCCATTCATAATGACCGAAGTTACCCTTCTCATACATCGAAGTCTTTTTGAAATCATACTCATCGTAAATTGAGCAACAATTCAATAAACCGTTTTTTGAAAGAGGGTGATAAGCTTTGAATAATGCTATAGCACTCTCTTTGTTCGGTGCTTCGACAACCGTCCAACCACCTTCATAATCCATTCCGCTTGTCCCGTAGGTGAAATAATACTTTGTCATTTTGGCAATCTCCTTAATTTCTGATATTTCGTAATCTCTTGATTACATACACTATTATAATGATATTTTTTCATTTGTCAACACATTTTTGAAAAATTTTTAAAAAATGTGCAGAAAATTTTATTTGACAATTTTTACTATATTATTATAATAGTATAATGAAAGGTGGTGAGACTATGACACTCGAAGAAGCTCAGGAGAGAATACTCGAAATGCAAGAGCAGATTGACAATCTGACGACCGAGCGTGACTCATTATCTCAGGAAAATGAAACGCTCAGAAATGACTCAGAGAATCTCCGTACTCTGAATCAGAAATATTTCAATAAACTGATTGCTCAGGATATTGAAAACGACGACAAAGGTACAGAGGGCGACGAGCCCGTACCCACGTGCGAAGAATTCGCAACAACATTAGAAATCTAAGGAGTGACAACAATTATGGCTGGTTATTCAATCGCAATTCTTAACAACATCAGACTCAACGCTTCCGAGGAATACCAGAGCAGAATCCCCGAAGCTACTCAGAACAACATCGCAACTATCGGTCAGGCTTTCCAGACCTATAACCTTCTTTACAATGAGTTTTGCTCAGCTCTTGTAAACAAAATCGGTAAGACCCTCATCAACCAGAAGATGTATAAGAACAAGCTCGCCCGCTTCAAGAGTGGTGCGGTTACCTCTCCCCACGACGTTGAGGAAATCTTCATCGAAATGGCAAACGCTGAGGGAGCTTACGACAAAGACGGTAAGAATCCTCTCGGCAGACGTAATCCCCCTGACGTGAAGGTTATCTATCACAGACAGAATCGTCAGGACTACTACGCTATCACAATCGGTGACATCGACTTCCTCAGAGTATTCAGAAGCGAGGCAACTCTCGACACCTTTATCGGGGGTCTCATCAACAGCGTTTACTCAGGCGACCAGTATGATGAATACCTCGCAATGAAGAACGTGCTCGCAACCTATAAGGGTAGAGACGGTGAGTGTGGTTACTTCGATTATGAGGTAGCTGATATGTCAACAGCAGAAAGCAAAACCGAATGGGCTAAGAGCTTCGTCAAGGCTGTACGTAAGTGCACAAAGGACGCTTGCTTCCCCTCAACCGAATACAACGTCGCTGGTGTCAAGACTTGGTGTGAGTCTCCCTCTGACCTCGTAATGTTCATTCATAAGGACGTTGAGGTTGAGATTGACGTTGAGCTTCTCGCTCACGCTTTCCACGACGGTAAGACTGACACAAAGGTCGTACCCACAATCGTGACTCTTGACGACTTCGGTGACCTTGAGGACACCTACGCTCTTATCGTGGATAAGGACTTCTTCCGTGTGTTTGACACCCTTATGGAAATGAGAACTCAGACAAACGCTCAGGGTCTTTTCACAAACTACTTTTATCATCATCACCAGATTCTTTCAGCTTCTACTTTCAAGAACGCTTTCAGAATCAAGAAAACTACAGCGTAAAGGAGTGACAGTCCGTGTCTAATCCTCAGACAACAATCTATCTCTGTAAGGGTGTCAGGCTGACAAACGACTATATACATACAATATGGTTCGGGAGTCAGACCGAACAGCTCAACTACTTTTCTTCTAAGGTATCAAAAACCTTAACCAATTACACATACGTCAGGAAGTCGTGGAGTCTCAAAGTAGACGCCACTATGGAAACGGCACGGACTTGGAACTACTTGTATTTCCGTAACGGGTCGGGAAAATACTACTTCTATTTCATCAACAACATTGAGTATATCAATGAGCATACTGTTGAGCTTTTCATTGAAATGGACGTAATGCAGACCTATCTGACAGACTACACATTATCAAAATGCTTCGTAGAGCGTGAGCATTCAGCCACCGACAATATAGGCGACAACGTAATTGATGAAGGGCTTGAGGTTGGTGAGCTCGTTGACCTTGCACGCTCTGACGTTAGCGGGCTGTCAAATCTTTGTATATTGATAATGAGCTCAATCGACCCAGAAAAATCAACGGAAGAGACACCGTTTAAAATGGTTGGCACTTTGTACGACAATATATTCAGCGGTCTTGGGATATGGGGCTGTGAAATCTCTGATTTTGAATCGGTAGCGGAAGCACTCAATGACCTCGACTCGTGGGGCTATTCTGACGGTGTGTTTAATATATGGGTGTACCCGAAAAACCTCGTCAAGCTTCGCCCGGGGTATGAGTGGGGCTCGGGGTCAAAAATCAAAATGGTATTGAGCACAGAGCCTTTGAGTTTCTCAACAGCTCGCAACACTAAGCTCAAGGACTCATACATACCGAAAAATAACAAGCTGTTTTGCTATCCGTATAATTTCCTTTATGTATCAAACAACGGCGGGGGCTCAGCAACATTCAAGTATGAATATTTCTCAGACCCCTCAAGTATTGATTTTAAGGTGTACGGCTCTCTGTCACCTGAGGGAGCTACTAAGATAGCCCCGTCAAATTATCATAGGACAGCTCTCAAAAACTTTGAGGAAGGTCTCAGCGGTGTCCCGTATCCGTGCTGTGCGTGGAATCAGGACGCCTATAAGCTGTGGCTCGCTCAGAATCAGAACACTCAAAATGTGGGTATGATTGCCTCGGGTGCTTCCATTGTTGGCGGTGTCGCTATGATTGCTACGGGTGCGGGTATTCCTGCAGGTGTCGGAATGATTGCGGGCGGTGTTCTCGGTATCGGTCAACAGCTTGCTCAGAAAAAGGATATGTCAGTACAACCCCCTCAGACTAAAGGTAATCACTCAAGCTCATTGAATATTGCAAACGGTTTTCAGACTTTTACCTTTACAAAGAAATGTATTGACACAGACAGAGCCCGAATCATTGACGATTACTTCTCAATGTTCGGTTACAAGACTCTGAGAGTCAAAGTACCTAACCGTAACGTACGAGAGAACTATACATATACAAAGACTCAGAATTGTCACGTGTCAGGCAACCTCTGCACCGACGACTTACGGAAAATTCAATCAATCTATGACAACGGTATCACCTTCTGGAAAGACGGCGACAAGATTGGTGACTACGGTGTCAGTAACAACTGTATATAAGTGAGGTGATACAATGGCACGAAAAAGAGCGACTCTGACCGACCTACTCAATGACTTGACCTTCAAGAGCTTATACAATAAGTATAGTATGCTCGCTCAGTCAGCTTTCGAGTGGGAAGGAGTCCCCGACGAAATCAACCCGAAGTATATCGAGCGTTTTCTCTTTGACTTCGGAAAAGCTATCTTTTTCAAAGACCCTGATATGTCATATATGTGCTTGCAAGCTCACGACGGTGGACAGCTCAACGTGTACGGTGAGCCCCTCAGATATCTTGCAACGGGTCTGAACTATCACAAATATTTCAACACCGATAACTGTGTCATTATCGAAAACAACCCGCTCAGGCTTAACACAAAGGACTTTATAATGTTCTATGTAAATAAGCTCACAGAAGCGGAAAGGACTATGGACGTCAACGTCAAGTCTTGCAAGACCCCCGTCGTGTTTGCGGTTGATGATAAGGACGTGCTCACCTTCAAGCGACTCTTTCAGCAAGTGGACGGGAACGTCCCCGCTTGTTTCGTTGATAAGAGTCTCAACCTTGACTCTATCGGAGTATATGACACAAAAGCAAAGTTTCTCGGTAAGGATTTAATGGACTATAAAAAGTCTGTTGAAAACGAGCTTCTCACCTTCCTCGGCTTCGACAACCTCGCAGTCGATAAGAAGGAGAGAGTCAACCTTTCAGAAGCTAACAGCAACAACCAGATAACACAGAGCTTCGCAGACCTACAGCTCAAGAGCAGAGAAAAAGCTTGTGAGCTCATCAATGAAATGTACGGTCTCAACATATCAGTCAAGAGAAAGGAGATTGAGCCTTATGTGGATAACACCCTCGACGGACACGACACGTCTGACTCTGGAACTCAGAGAGCTGATTGAGAATGGTGTCAATCTCTGGGACTTTGACTATCCCTCATTCTATAAGGGTGAGGAAAAGAAAGCTTTTGAGCAGAAGGTTATCGAGCATTACTATTTCCGACAGATAGGTCAGGAGACCGTCGGACGTTTCCTTCACGTTTTCAGGTCAAAGGTCAGGGAGATTATGCCCTACTATATTGACCTTTACAAAACCGATAAGCTTTTCAAGGAAATTGACGACCCCTTCAAGTCGTACGATTTAACCGAGACATTCACTCAGGAGAGTGAGGGCTCGAGTGAGGGTAACGGGTCTGTATCTCAAGAGGGCTATAATATGCACTCACGAAAATTCAGCAACACCCCTCAGGGTCCGATTACCAATCTCGACACCTATATGACGGAAGCGTCATCAGACGTGGACGACGTTGAGAACACATCAAGCTCAGAGAACTCAAGCTCAAGCTCTGGCAAAGTGACACACACCTTACACCGATACGGTAACATCGGTGTACAACCTCTGGGAGACGAAATCGAAAAGCTCAGAAAAGCGTATATCAATATTGATATGATGATTATTGACGAGCTCGGTGACTGTTTCCTGAAAATCTATTAAAAGGAGATGATAAAAATGTCAGTCGACCAGATGAACAATCATTATTCAATGAACAACCCCGCTTCTATCTATGACGAAGAAGCTCTCACAACACTCGAGCTTGTGGGACGTTTAGCTAAAAAGGTTGTTGAAATTATTGACCTTGTAAACAAGAACGAGCTCACCGTTGAGGAAGCTGTCGAACAGTTTAAGAAGGATTACAACGAAGCTAAGGAGTATATGGTTGATAACCTTCCTGAGTTTGTGGAAAACTCTGTGGAAAATCTGAAAAACTCAGGTGACCTTGAGACTATGCTTGTAAAGGCTATCTCATCGACAAAGCTTGATAAAAACGGTGTTGAGTCAATCACGTACTCAATGCTCAGTCAGCAGATAAAAGAAATGTTTACGGGTGGAAATACTCCCGTTGTGGGTAATAATTCAGTATCAACGTCGAACATCGTCAACAACTCTGTCAGTGAGGAAAAAATACATAAGAATATGAGAGCTTTGTCTTTCTACCATAAGAACGAAGAAAAAGCATATTATACCCCCGTTATCACGTTAAAGGCTTCCGATTTTTCAGCGGTTGTGAGTACGACATATGACATCGTGCTCTCATCAAGTGAAAAGAATATCACTGTGTCAGCCTCGTCCCTTCTTGTTGACACCACGGGCTGGTATGACAGCAAAGGTCAGTTTGATATGTATTATGATGATACAATCAACACAATCAAGGTAGTGAATCCGTCAAAATCGTCTGATTTTGCAAATTATTATTATCTTGGTGGTGTACGTACATACTCACAGACTAACATTATCCCCGTAGCTGTCGACGGTGCTTTTTATGCTGGAAACACCCTTTCAGGTGTAAGTGATTTACCTTTATGTGTAAGAAGGTGCTCATACTACAGTAAAACGTTAGCACAATATAATCCCGCTGATGCACTCTTTGATTATAACTTTGATACGGCAACGCTCACCCTTTTAAAAACATCAGGCACAAATCAAATACAGTGTGAGGGCCGTTATTACAGTGTTAACCTTAAAACGTTACAGTGTGTGGTTGAAGTACCTGCAAATGTGTCAAATGCTGGTGTGTGGTGGTGTCCTTCTACAAACACACTCACAATCAGGCGACAGTTGTCAGGTGCAAATCAGGAGCACGCTAACGAGCTGTTCTGCGGTGTAATCGTTAAACCGTCTGTTACAGCGGGAAATACGTGTATTTTCCCTCACACCCTTTCAAATGGTGCTTATTATGTACACCCGAATCATTTAACCAGACCGACCGCACAGCTTATGCTGACAAGTGAAACGGTAACGGGCTCAACTATGGTTGCAAAGGTAGACTTTAAAGGTAGACGTTTAATTATCCCCGCACGTACAGCGTTAACTTATATTCTCGGTAAGGAATATATCCACGTTGAAAACGACAACACTGAGAACGACATTGTGATTCCTTTTGCTGACAGTACCAGTCAGTATAATTACCTTGTCGGCGGTATCAACGGATTGAAGCTTGTCGACCACGAGGAATTCATCAACGTGGCAAACATCAGAGACGTAAATCAGCTTTATTATTGCGGTTATATCAATATGGTGTCAAAGACCTTTGACCTTACTTGTAAGGCTGAAAAGATGAGAACATATGCAATTCTCGGTGATAGTATATCGACCTATGAAGGAGTGTGTCCCTCAGAGCATACCGTATACTACACGGGTAATAATGCGGGAATAACTACACCACAGCATACGTGGTGGGGGCGTGTAGCTGACCGTTGCGGTCTTGAACTTACAGTAAATATGGCGTGGAGTGGTCTCAGAGTAACACCCCGCTCAGGCAACCCCGAGCGTGACGGTGTGTATTTTGCGGACTCAATCGCTCAGTATACGGGTGATGTAGACCCTGATATCATCTTTGTGTATATGGGTATCAATGACTTTAATCATAACACCCCGCTTGGTGAGTGGGACAGAAAAGCAGAAGTCGATATGGTCTACGACTGTTCACAGACTCACTACTTCATAGAATCGTATGCAAAAATGCTCTCATTCTTGAAACGTACACACCCTGACTCAGAAGTGTATTGTCTTACACTCCCGAACTGTGAGAGAAGCGGAAGCACTACATCGGAAATCGAAATCAACGAAAACGGTACGGCTCTCTGGGAGTATAACGAAGCTATCAGAATGGTGTGTCAGACTCTCGGTGTAAATGTAATTGATACAGACACTTGTAACTTTAATCACTGGAACTCAATGGAGTATTTTACTGACTTCAATTTGTCAACAGCGGGCTTCTTACACCCGAACGCTGAGGGTATGAAAGTGATAGCTAACAAGGTTATCAAAGCAATTCTTGATACAAAGGAGTGCGACTGATATGGAAGAAATGGTTAATCTCATCGTATCAAACGGAATGAGCGTCGTTATCATCGCCTACTTCCTTTTCAAAGACTATAAATTCAACGGTCAGATAGTCGATATCCTCGGAGAAATAAAAGAGGTTTTGTCGACTCTGAAAACCTACCATAATCTTGAGGGGTAAGTACAATGAAAGAGTACACAATCAAAAAGGGTGACACCCTCTCGAGGCTCGCTTCTGAGTGGGGCTGTACAGTCAAAGATATACAGAAGGTTAACCCGTCCATAACCGACCCCGATATTATCTTTGTAGGGCAGACAATCCGAATCCCTAACACATCAAGCAACGAGCTTGAGAGCTTACTGAAAGCTTGTGTCAAAGATATTCAGAATCTCACCTCGTTTAAAAAGCTGGTGTCTTACCTTGAGTAAGATAACCGTTGCGGTAGCTTGGGCGGTAGCTATCGCAAATACAGAGACCCACGGCTACGACCAGCGTAGTCGCTGGGGTCCTGATTATGACTGTAGCTCTCTCGTCATCTCAGCTTGGGACGAGGCTGGCGTACCCGTTAAAAAGAACGGAGCAACCTATACGGGTAATATGGTTAACGCTTTCCTGAAAAGTGGATTCAAGGACGTGACGAACAAAGTCACACTCTCCACGGGTGTAGGCTTACAGACGGGTGACGTTGTCTGGAAAAAGGGACACGTTGAAATGGTAAGCTCAGCGGGTAAGCTCGTCGGTGCACACATAGCTGAGAATGATACCATATACGCTGATGAAAAAGGCGACCAGACGGGTAAGGAAATCTACGTCAGGAGCTATTATAATGCACCGTGGACGAAAGTCCTCAGGTATGTTGATGATACCACTGATGAGGATATAATCTCAGGTAATAGGTATCTGAGCCTTGATGAAATGAAAGTCAACGCTCGATACATATACTCGTATCTTAGAAGTAAAGGTTGGACTCTCAACGCTGTAGCGGGTATGCTCGGCAATATGCAAGAAGAGTCTACTATCAACCCCGCTATATGGCAGAATCTTGATGAGGGTAATACGTCACTCGGTTACGGTCTTGTACAGTGGACTCCCGCAACAAAGCTTTTTGAATGGGCAGAGTCCGAAAATATGAACTATGCTAATATCAATACACAGCTCGAAAGAATCCTCTGGGAGCTTGAGAACGGGGAGCAGTATTACAAGACTGATAGCTACCCTGAGAGCTTCCGAGAGTTTTCACAGAGCAATAAGAGTCCTGAGTATCTCGCTCTTGCTTTCTTGTATAACTACGAGAGAGCTGGAAGCCCTGACCCCGCAGAACGTCAACAGAACGCTCGATTTTGGTATGATTATCTCTCTGAGTATACACCTGATACACCCTCAGAGCCTACCACACCGACAAAGAGGAAAAGTCTCCCTCTTATACTTATGTACATAGCAAGTAAAGGACTGAATTAGTATGTGGTACGATAAACAGCAACTATTATCGCACAACAAAATTATGAATATGGTACTCTCAAACCGTGGTGGTGGTAAGACCTTCCACTTCACACGCTGGTCTATTGACGACTACAAGAAGAACAAAAAGCAATGTGTGTGGGTACGTCGCTATCAGACCGAGATAGATGAAATGTTGTTGAATGGTAAATTCTTCGACGCTGTACGAGAGTATTATCCGAATGATGAATTGACTATCGAAGGAAACACGGGGCTCATTAACGGTGAAGTGTTTATCTATTTCATAGCTCTCTCCACGTCTCGACAGCTCAAGTCAAACAACTACCCCTTTGTGAACAAGATAATCTTTGACGAGTTTATTATTGATAAAGGAAGGATTACATATCTTAAGTCAGAGGTAGAAGTTTTTCTCGACCTATACGAGACAGTCGCACGTCTCAGGGACAACGTCAGAGCTGTGTTACTTGCCAATAGTGTGACCATAGTCAACCCGTACTTCCTATTCTGGAATATCAAGCCCGACACGTCAAAGCGTTTCACGGTATCAGGTCAGGTATGTGTTGAACTATTTACCGACGCTGATTTCATAGCCCAGAAACAACAGACCCGCTTCGGTCAGCTCGTCAGCGGTACACGTTATTCAGATTATGCCATAGAAAACAAGTGGTTACTTGATAATGAAATGTTTATCGAAGAAAAGACACCCAAAGCTGAGTTTATGCTCGGTATGAAATATAACGGTATTATGTACGGCTTCTGGGTTGATTACAACGCTAACCGAATTTATGTCAATCGTCAATATGACCCGAGCTCGTATTCCCTTTTCTGTCTCACAAAGGACGACCACGAGACTAACCTCTTACTTATCAAGTCACTCGGTGAGAGTAAGAAGGTACAGAGAATTGTGTATGCCTTCCGTAACGGCTTGATACGATTCTCGGATATGCAAGTCAAGAATCAATTCTAC